AAAACTATACCTGTCTACGAAAAGAATAAAAACGTAGAAATTAAACTTAAATCAAGTCACCCAGCTCCAGCTACCCTAAGAGCTATGGCATGGGAAGGAGACTTTTCACCAATGTTTTATAAACGTGTCTAATTACATACACCCAATCACAACTAAGGCTGCCATAGAGGTAGCCTCAAACCTACGTTCAGACGACCTCAGAGAGGTGACGGAGGGTCATGGGTTAGATCCTATGATCTTCCTACCTTTGGTTGCTCAGGAGGGCTCTGCTGTGTATTTCACAGTACCAGACGGCAAGACTGCCGGACTAGCCGGAGTAGGAGAAGGCGGAGTAATCTGGATGTTATGCACTCCAGAGATACATCGTTATCCAATCACATTTGCGAGAGAAGCCAAACGGTATGTCGATAGCCGTGAAGAGCCTCTTTTGTGGAACATAGTAGACTGTAGAAATACAGTACATTTAAAACTATTAAAGTTTTTAGGTTTTAAGTTCTTACGTAAAGTATTGAACGGACCAAATAATTTAGAATTTATAGAATTTTGCCGTGTGCGTAGACGCTAATGCTGGTGCAAGACATGCAGCCAAGCAACGATGGATGGAGAAGGATGCTAAGTATCGTTCTGAATCCCTAAAATACTTTAACAGGGAAGCTCAAGCTGTTAAAAACAAAGGAGAAAACACTAGAGGTTATAGTATAGAAATCTCTAATGATTATCAACGAGCACTGTATGTTCAAGGACAAGCCCTTAAAGCATACCAAAAAGGTTTTATAGCTTACACAGGAGATAAAGCACAAGCTGTAGCAAAACAAGCTGGACGATCAAGAACAGCTGGTAGAAAAAGCATGCTTGGTTTACTTCGAGCTCAAGGTAATTTAGAAAGTTCTGTACGTAATGAATTTGGTGTTAACATGCAAAGACGTTACAGATCAAGACTTGGTAGATTACAACAACAGCAAGCTAAAGCAAGAAACACTCTAGGTCTGATGCCAGAGTACGGAGCACCTGTACTGATGCCACCAAGTGATAGACTAAGTGGTGCGTTAAGTATTGCGAGTAGCATTGCGAGCATAGTATCGGGTTTTAGTAGCCTCGGCGGAGGCTTAAATACGCCGGACTTTACTCCTAAACCTATACCTACATTACCAAACGGAATGACTGATTGGTCACAAGCTTTAACAATAGGCTAAACTATGGCAACAACACAAGAATCTTATTATGAATCGCTAGGTAGACAGACTCAGGTTCCGTTTTCGGACTCAAAACTTGCATATGCTGAAGTTGAGCCTGATCTAACCAAAGCGATAAACGACAATATTGATAAAGAAATCAAAGATACCGCCCAATTTTTTGATGACAATATCAAAATGTTCAACGCATCGTTAAAAGCTAAAAACAGACGATGGTCTGATTTAGCCAGCCTAACGAAAGACGGAAGAACAATAATTGAAAACTACAAAAACCACCAAGACGAAAAAGCAAATCTAAAAAAACTTACAGACCTTAACAAAAATAAAAGTTGGAAGACTAAGTTTGATGCAGAAGGTATTTCTTTAGAAGAAGCTACAGGAAGAAACTTACTTGAGTTAAACGAAGAAGTAGGTAGAGCTGAAACTTCTATTAACGAAATAGGTTATTATGATACAGTTGATGAAAATGATAAGCCACTAAGAATTTACGGTAACACAGATTTTGAAGACATGACTAAACTCGTGTCTAGTTATGATGTGATTAACGGAAGAGGTACAGCTAACGAAGCTGAAAGACATTACTCTGAGTGGCTAAAAACTGCTAAAAAATCAGTTACACATGAGAACGGATTATTCTGGAAAGATTTAACTTATCCGGAAAAAATTGAGTGGAAACAAAGTGTTGATGCTCTCTATATTAAAATGTGGAGGGAAAAAGATCCTAACTTAAATGATAGGTTAATCATCAAAACTTTACTTCCAAAGTTTGAAACTGAAGATACTAAGTTATTTAGTAGCCAAAGTGCTATTTCTCAAGACGCTTCTAAGTATGTTATTGGTGAAAACTCTAAGATGCAGGGAGTTCAGATTATACGTAGTATGTCTAACTCAATAATAAGCAATGATACATACTCTGCTAACGACAAAATATTAGTTGATGAGTTTTTTGGAGAGACTGGTTGGTATCAAAGACGAGTCGCTTACCATTTTGGAAAAACTAATGATAAGAAAGCAGCAAACGAATTAGCTCAGAAAGATATGAGAGATATGATTCAGTTTGGCATAGACAATAATCTTTTAGAAGAAGAGCATTTAGATAACTTGTTAACTGAATGGAACTTTAACAAGTCTGATGGAAGTGGTTTAACTTCTTTTGCTAACCTTAATCAAAATAGTAAAGAAACTACTCTATTTGCTCAAAATTATTTAAATGAAAAAATAACTAAGAATAATCTAATTACAGCCCAGACTCGTCTTAACTCATTTGTAGAGGGTCTTGAAGAGGGAAAATATATGACTCAAGATGATCTTAATTATTTTGCTCAGTTTCCTACCTTAGTAGAAAGAGCACGTGCAATACATGCAATAGGTGAGAAGGGTGGTATGTCACCTTTTGAGTACGCTGCTGCAAACAATGCACTAAATAAAGCATTTGAAGTCAGGGCTGGTGACGGTACAAAGTTTAAAAATATACTAGATGTTCCGAATCCTAATGCAAAAAGTGATGCAAAAGATCGTATAATCTTGATGAATTATAATATGCTTAAGTCTCGTGGTACTAGGTTCTTTTTAGAACAAGTTGAAGTTCTTGAAAAAACTATGAAAGATAGTGATGAGATTAACAGGGAAGCTTTAGAAAGAACAATTACAGCTTTAGATGAAGGACAATTTGATGACGCTGTAAGTTATTCTGTAGGCGATGTTGAGTATGAAGATACCAAAAAAGTATATAGTACAAACAATGCTTTAATCACGAAAGATCCTAAAGTGTGGCTAAAATCAAGTGAACTACATTTTGGTGAATCAATTTACGCTTTTCAAGGTAGAGACTTTCTTGAGTTTGGTGGACCAGCTCCAGCTTTTTATAGAGAGTTATCCAAAGGATTTCAAGATATGGATGTTAAAAATGTCATATATGAAAGACTTGTTGCTATGAAAATGATAGACCCAACTGATCCAAAATTTGCTCAGTATGCGTTAAGAAATAAAGATAAAGTAAATATACTTGAAAGTAGATTACTCACTAACTACCCAGATAAATCTCGAGCCTTAAGATTTTCGATAGCTAATGTTGAAAACTGGAAAGAGAGGCTTAAAGAAATAGAAAGCAAAGAAGCTCTAAACCATTTTGACGGAACTGGTGCATTTAAAGAAGAAAATGGTGACTATAGTAAAACAATTAATCTAACTACACTTCCTATAGTCGATCTGACCGCAGATGGAGACCCTAATTTTGGAGACCCTACTGACATATTTTCGCTTGCTTCACAAAACCCAGATGCTGAGTTTGGTAAGTACCGTATAAAAGGTAAAAACTTACTTGTAATTTTAGATTATATGAACAAGCAAAAGTTACTTAAAGAAGGACAACAATTTAATGCTAACTTTGAAGGGATTGTACTAAAAATGAGATTAAAACTTGATGCTCATAAAGATTCAGTCTTTAAAGGTGATACAAGCTATTTAGATATGATGGAAGTTAGCGAAGAAGATCAGGCTTTATTTGATAAATTAGTAGGAGTAGACGGTAGTAATATACCTAAGACTTTTAATAATTTAGAATTTTTAATTAAAGCTGTAGTAAACCAAAAAGTTAACACTGAATTATAATGGAAGACGAAATTAAATACGATCCAACCGGCCTGCCTTCCGAAGATGAGATCAGTGCTTTATTTACAGAAGAGCAAGAAAAACAAGATGCTGCTAATGACAGTGCACTACTTGCTAAACAACAACAAGAAAAGTACACAAATGTAAGAGAAGATCCACGTAATAAAGAGTCGTGGGGACTCGGAGCTATTGGTAAGGAAATTGGAAGTGCAGTCAGTGGAGGTGTCGTAGATACCGTTTCGTCCGCTACAACTTTTGCAGAAAGAACTGCTGATGCACTATCTGGTGAAAGGCAAAGAGAAATAGAAGAAACTGGTTCTTACAGACCAGAATGGGACCCGTTCTATGATTACGAAGATCCTATCATAACTAAAACTTGGTGGGGTCAGCTACTACGAGGAACAGTTCACTTTGGAACAATGGCTTTAGGAACTGTTTTAGCTGCTAAAGGACTAGCTGCTACAGGTATACCAATACTAGCAGCTGGTGGTGCAGGCTTAATGGGTATGGGAAATATTACTAGAGCTATGGCTATTGGTGGTATTTCTGATCTTATATCTAAAGAGTCTGATGGACACAATGCTTTAGGTAGTCTACGTGACCACTATGGTTGGATAGATACACCTTTAAGCACAAAAGAAACCGACCATCCTGTTATGATGAAGTTTAAAAACATTGTCGAAGGTATGGGTATCGGGCTAGCATTTGACGGCGTAGGTATGCTACTAGGTAAAGGCGGTAAATCAGCCAGACGTCAGGTTATAAGACGTAATGGTAGTATAGAAGACCAGACAACTACTCAAGCGTTAGCACAGCTACGTAGAGGAGAAACTGAGTTTCGTGCTGAGAAGAACGCACCGATAGCTGGAAGGCATCAGGGTGCTCACACCTCTACTGTTGAACCGGGAGAAGCTAGAGAACAGTTAAAACGTACACGTACTGACTGGGGTTCTGAAGATGGATCTACTGGTGGTGTAACTACTGCTGTTGAAAGAGAACGTATTGCAAGGTATGGTGGTACTACAGACGAGATTGTCGAAACAACTCTTAGAGGGTTAATGAGCGATGAGAAGTTTAAAGTAGAGCTAGACTCTGTAAAAGGAAATAGAAAATTACTAGCTGACACATGGCGTGATGCTGTTACAGAATATCACAAGATAACAGATGGTAGAGAACCATTTGATATGCCAGCAGAAGAGTATCTAAGTGAACTATTTGAAAAACAAAAAGCTACATTACCATTAGGTGATGAAGTATTTGAAACTTGGTCTGCTGAAACCGTGGTTACAGCTGATTTAGTTGTAGGTGATTTACTTAAAAAACTACGTGATACTGGTATAGCAGGCAGAGAATTAAAAGATTTTGTAAGTTTAGATGACATTGACGGTCCAGCTAAACAGGTTATTGATACAATGTTAACAGCTTTATATCAAACTAAGAAATCTCGGTTTGTAGCATCAGATTATTTTAGATCTTTTGGTGCTGGTAAAACTAAAGCTCAATTAAATGAAGCTGTAAATGCTGCTGTTAAGAATGAAGTAGAAGATGCGAAGGAATCTATCATGTCTATTTTAAAAATAGCTAAAGATAGCCCTGATGATAACTTACTTAATGCTTTGTTTGAAGCGTTTTCTATGATGAAAAACGTAAATAACCTAGATGACTTTGATAACTGGGCTAGAAAAGTACTAAAGGGTGGTCGTTTTAGCGAGTCACAGCCTGATCGTACTGGTGCTATGATAAGAAGCTTACAAGAAATGGTAAGTCATAGTGTATTAAGTGGACCTAAAACTCCAATGCGAGCATTATTAGGTACAGGTACTGCAACATTCTTACGACCAATGCAAACCTTTATGGGTGCAATGATACGTTATCCGTTTGAAGGAGATAGTGCTACTATTAGATCTAGCCTTTCTGCTATGAATGGTATGATGGAAGCTATACCAGAAGCTTTTGATTTGTTTTTTACAAAACTAAATGGATACTGGAGTGGTGAACTGTCAACTGTTAGAACTAGATACACTGAGTTTGCAAAAGGTGACTATAACTGGGAACTAATACGTAGATGGGCAGAGGATAGTGGTAGAGCTGATAAAACAGATCGAGCTATTTTTGCTTTTACAAACATGGTTAGAGGTATAAACAACAATAATATGTTTTCATACTCTACTAAAATCATGGCTGCTACTGACGATGCTTTTACATTCTTACTTGGTAGAGCTAAAATGAGAGAAAAAGCTATGCGTCAAGTATTAGATATGCAAGGCAATGGTATTAGCTTACCGAAAATCACCCCAACATTAATGAGAGCATATCAAGATGACTTTTACGGTCAAATTTTTGATGCTGCTGGTAATATAAAAGATGATGCTACTAACTTTGCACGTAAAGAAGTTACGCTTACACAAGATTTAACAGGTTTTGCTAAAGGACTTAATGATGTTTTAACAGCTAATCCATATGTTAGACCTTTCTTTTTGTTTGCTAGAACTGGTGTAAATGGACTAGCACTAACAGGTAAGCATACACCCGGATTTAACTTTTTAGTAAAAGAGTTTAATGATATAGCATTTGCTTCAGCTGACAATTTAGGATCTCTAAAAAAATATGGTATTAATACTGTAGAAGAATTAGCTAACGCAAAAGCTTTACAAACAGGTAGATTTGCTATGGGCTCTGCTGTAACTTTCATGGCAGCCAATGCTTGGATGTCTGGTAAGTTAACAGGTAATGGACCTTCTGACAGACAAAAACGTCAAGGTTGGATAGATGGTGGATTTCAGCCTAGAACTATACAACTAGGAGACTATCGTTTAGGTTATGATTCTATAGAACCGTTTAACCTTATTCTATCTACTGTAGCTGACGTTGGTGATGCTAGCATGTTGATGGGTGAGGAGTGGACAGAAAGAGAGTTACAAAAGATTTCATTAGTTATAGCACAGTCTATATCTAGTAAGTCTTACATGGCTGGTATTCAACAATTAGTTGACTTAGCAGCTGGTAGACCCGGTCAGGTAGAACGTATAGCTGCTAGTATAACTAACAACACTATACCTTTAGCTGGTTTACGTAATGAAATGGGTAAACTTATTACACCACATATGAGAGAAATTAACTCAGGTGTATTTCAGTCTTATCGTAACCGTAACCTTTTTGCTGAGTATCTTCCCGGACGTGACCTACCACTTAAATTTGATATGTTAAATGGTAAGCCTTTAAAAGATCATGACTTTATGACTAGGGCTTTTAACATGATTAGTCCAGTCTCTTTAAATTTAGATCAATCAGATGCTAGAGACTTTTTATTTAACAGTGGATACGATTTACGAATGTCTACATATTACGCACCTGATGGTACTAATTTAACAGACGATCCCGATATTAGATCAGCATTTCAACAAGCAATAGGTGAGCAAAATTTAGAATATGAACTTGACAAGTTATCAAGGGATAAAAGAATGATATCATCTATGCAAACAATGATAGCTGATATTAAAGCTGGTAGACGTGGTGAGTTTGATGCTAGAGATTATTACCACAACCAAGTAATTGATAGACTTTTTAAAAATGCTCGCAAAATAGCTTGGAATAAAATCAGCAAAAATGAAAACATAGCTGCTTTAATTGCAGAACAAGAAGAAATTAAACAAAAACAACTTAATAAAAAATTCTCTTCTTATAACTTACAAAACATGTATAAGTAATGGCAACAACTTTCGTAGATTATACAGGAGACGGAAACGCTACGAAGTCGTTTTCCTTTCCTTCCATAAAAGAAGCTGATATTAAAGTAGAAGTTGATACCGTCGTAAAGACAGTCAGCACACACTATAATATAACTAGCTACACAACCACCGGCGGCGGTAATGTTGTCTTTACATCAGGCAACATACCAGCAAGCCCAGCTGCAATACGTATCTATCGTGATACAGATGTAGACAGTGCTAAGGCAACCTACACAGCAGGGTCATCAGTTAAGGCAGGCGATCTTAACAACAACCAAACACAACTTCTTTATGCTGCACAAGAAGAACAGAATCAAACAGTAATAACAAGTCGTATAAAAGATGCAGCAGTTACTACAGCTAAGATAAAAGATGATAATGTTACCATGGCTAAACTAGCTAGTGGTGCGTTACCTACTGATATTACAGTTGCAAGTGCTAACATTGTAGACGGTACAATTGTAGCCGGAGACATAGCAAACAGTGCTATAACAACAGATAAGTTAAATAATTTAGCTGTTACAACTGCTAAAATTACTGATGCTAACATTACTACTGCTAAAATAGCTGACAGCAATGTGACTACTGCCAAAATAGCAGCAGATGCTGTAACAGGTGCAAAGATAGCTGACGATAGTATTAACTCCGAACACTATGTAGACGGAAGTATAGACACAGCACACATAGCTGACAGTCAGATTACTTCTGCCAAGATAGCAGACGGAACTATTGTAGCTGGAGACTTAGCAAGCAATGCAGTAACTACAGCTAAAATACTTGACGATAATGTAACTGCTGATAAACTAGCACATACTTCTGTATCTGCTGGAAGCTATACTGCTGCTGACATTACAGTCGATGCACAGGGTAGACTTACTTCTGCTGCAAGCGGTACAATAGCAACAGGTGAGATAGCAGACAGTGCAGTTACAGCAGCTAAAATAGCAAGTAACGCTGTTACAACTGACAAAATAGCTGACAGTGAATTATCAACTCTAGCTGGTATGCAGTCTGGTACAGCATCTAAACTAGCAGCTGGTACAACTCTAACAGCAGATATTGCTGATCTTAACCAGATAGATGGACTTACGAAGCAAACTACTATATCAGATAGTGATGCTAGTTTTCCAACCTCTGGTGCTGTTGTAGATTATGTTGCTGCACAGCTAGAACCGTTTGGTGGTTTTGAAGCTATAGCTAACGAGGTATCATTTCCTAACACACAACCAGCATCAGGTGTTGCTATTTCTATAGCAGACGCTGCTGGTATTGTAGTAAATGGTAGTGGTGTAAGTACAACTGGTAGAACTGTAGGTGGATCTACAGTAACTATAAACGGTATAAACTCACAGTTTAACAGTAGCACTATCGCAACTGGAATACGTTTTATTGTAACATCTACTGGTTCTGGACAGGTATATAATTACCATAAATCAACACTTCCAGAAAGTGATCTTGTTAATCTTAGTGGAGACATAAATGACTTTAACGAAAGATATAGAGTCGGTTCATCGAACCCTTCAAGTTCTCTTGATAATGGTGATTTATTTTTTAATACTAGCACGGGTAAACTGCTTGTATATAATGGAACTAATAGTGCATGGGAAGAAGCACAGAGTATAGGTAACTTTTTTATTTCTACACTTAGCCCAGCTTTTGATGGTACTACACAAGACTTTACTTTAACTAATGCACCTACTAATGCACAACAAGTTATACTTAGTATAAATGGTGTTGTACAAAAACCTAATGCTGGTTCTTCTGCTCCGTCAGAAGGCTTTGCATTAAGTGGTAGTACAGTCAAACTATCCGCAGCTCCAGCAACAGGTAGCACATACCATGCTGTTGTTATGGGTAGTACAGTTAATATTGGAACTCCAAGTAACAACACAGTTACAACAGCAATACTACAGAACGGATCAGTCACAACTGCAAAGATTACAGATGCAAACGTAACTACAGCTAAAATTGCAGATCAGGCGGTGACTTTAGATAAGTTATTACATGGTGATAGCAATAGTAACGGAAAGTTTTTAAGAGCTAATAATGGTGCTGACCCTACGTTTGAAAGTGTTATTACTGATCTGGTAAATGACACATCACCACAGCTAGGCGGTAATCTTGACCTAAATAGTAACGATGTAAATGGAACTGGAAATATAGGTGTAACTGGTAGTATATCTGGAAACTCATTAACTACTAATGCTGGTAATATTATCATTAACTCAACAGCACCAACTGTTCTTTTTGCAGATTCTGATGCAAACCCAGATTACGAAATAAAAGTAAATGGTGGAATATTTGATATTAGAGATTCTACCAACACTGCAAGCAGATTTTCTATTGCTGCTAATGGAGAAGTTACTTCACAAGGAAAACTAAATTGTCAAGCTGGTTTAGATACTGACGGAGATGTTGTATTTAATTCTGATACAAGCAATGTTGGTATAACATTTGATGCTAGTACAAGCACTTTAAACATGAGTGATAGTCAAGCACTGTCGTTTGGAGATCATTCAACTACAGGAGACTACCAATTAAGTTATGTAAATGGTAGTGATTTTAATATTCTTGGAATGAATGGTGGTAGTGGTGATTTGGTACTTGGAACTTTTGCTAGTGGCACAACTACAAAAACTTTAGTTTCTAAAAGAAGTAATCAAGCACTAGAACTTTATTTTGCGAATAATAAAAAATTAGAAACAGTTACAGGTGGAGTTACTGTAACAGGTACTTGTACTGCTACATCATTTGCTGGTGACGGATCAAACCTAACAGGTATTAGTTCTGTAGGTGGCTCAACAGGTGTTGACTTTAACGATAATGTAAAAGCTCGGTTCGGGACAGGGAATGATTTAGAAATTTATCATAATGGTACAGTTAATATAATTGATTGTAAAAACGATAAAAACTTAAAGATAGTAAATGATGTAGGTGGTGGAAATGAAACAATGATTGAATGTGATCCCAATGGAGGAGTGTCATTATTTCATAACGGTACAATGGTATGTAACACAGCTAGTTATGGTTTGCAAATGCAAGACGGTATGGATATACAGATAACAGATAGTGATTATTTATATCTTGGAAACGCTGGAGATATGGCTTTATATCATAATGGTACAGACAGTTATGCTTCAAATAGTGGTGGTAAATTTAGAATTGGTAATACTCATAGTGATGAAATAAAATTATTTACTGGTAATAGCACAAGATGGAATATTGGTGGTAGTGGTCATATTTACCCTGACGTAAATAACACTTACGATATTGGTACATCAACATACAGAGTAAGAAACATCTACACCAATGACCTTCACTTATCTAACGAAGGGCACTCAAACGAAGTAGATGGTACATGGGGTAACTGGACAATACAGGAAGGAGAATCAGACTTGTTCTTAAAAAATAACCGTTCTGGTAAAAAGTATAAATTTAATTTAACGGAGGTATCATAATGGCTTTTGTTGGAATGAACGCTGCAAATGCTTGGGTAAGTTTTAGTTCAGATAATTCAATTCGTGATTCATATAATGTTTCATCAGTAGCTAGATATAGTACTGGTAATTTTGCAGTAAACCTGTCTATTACTTTACCTAGTACGGACTATGTTGTAGTATCTGGTGCGTCTAATGGTACAGGGTCTAATGCTGTTTATTTAGGTTCTGGTTGGCCGTCCTCTACAACCCAGTTTTATCATGCTACACATTGGACTAATGGTACTGCTTATGATAGGACTCATAATTTTTCAGCAGTATTTGGAGATAGATATTAATGGCAAACTCAGATAAAAATATTGTTTATACACAAAACGATTTTTTAATTGTTCTCTCTTTGTCTGATAAGTGTTCACTTACAGTTGAAGAAATACAAGCTAAAGATGTTCCTGATGGTGTAACTTCTTATATCGTGGATCATAGTTCTTTACCTACTGATACAGATTTTCAAAATGCTTGGGTATATAAAGATGGATCAGTACAGGTAGATTTAGCTAAAGCAAAAGAAGTTCACAAAGAATATATAAGAAGAGAAAGAAAAGAAAAACTCGCTGCCCTTGATATTGAATTTCAACAAGCTTTGGAGACAGGAGATACAAGTGCGGTAGTTGCTAAGAAACAAGCACTAAGGGATGCTACTGCTGATAGTGCTATAGATGCAGCTACAAGTACTGATCAATTAAAAGCACAATGGAATACAAGTATATTAGGTACAAGCCCCTACACTAGCTAACTATGACATTAACACAAGTAACAAAGGCTGGTCTACACGATATAGCGTTAGATCATGTCTTTACAATAGGTGCTAGTGGCAGTGATCACTACACCTTTCAAGGAGAGGGTCTTAACGGAACAGTTAACGATCCCACACTTTACCTAACAAGAGGTAAAACATATAGGTTTGAGAACGGCACAGGTGCTCATCCTATAAGAATACAAAGCACATCTGGAGCAAGCGGTACTGCATACAACACTGGCGTTACAAACAACGCTGG